TGCGCCAATAGACGCTCTTCCTTGTGGATTTAACGGATTTAACTTCCGTCTTTATTCAGGAGCACAATCACCATTCCCAATCATTAAAGGTAAATATGATTTCCCTGGTGAGACTATATGGAACCCACCTTTTGCTCTTTCTTCAGGGGCGGTTAATTCAACATTAAGTCAAGGTGATAATGTAAGAAGAACTTATTTAGGTATATCTAACAGTTACGGATGGGACCCTGCATACTTTGAGTATGTTGGTAAGACAGAACCAAACAGTACTTGTGATATTGATTCCATTCCATGGAACTATAAATCTCCAGGTTTCCACATGGATGTAAATGCAAGTGCTTTAACAATAAGTGATCTATACTCCACATCTGGAGATACAAGATTTATTTGTGGTAATTCACCATTTATTACAGAACCAGAATTACCAACAAATGTGTACTTTAGGTTATATGCTCGTAAATTCACATTCTTAGTACAAGGCGGATTTGACGGATGGGATATCTATAGAGAATGGAGAACTAATGAAGACAGATTCCAAATTGGTAGATCAGGATTCCTTAACGGAGCTTGTCCAACATCAAGGTATCCAAATGCAGTTGGTTGGGGAGCGTTCAAAGAGATTTCTGTTGGTGATGGTACCATGGATTTTGGAAACACAGACTACTACGCATATTTATTAGGTCAACAAACATTTGCAAATCCCGAAGCTACAAACATTAATGTATTTGTAAGCCCAGGTATTGATTATGTTAATAATAGTAATCTTGTTGAAGACGCAGTTACTATGATTGAATTCAATAGAGCTGACTCACTTTATGTTTGTACAACCCCTGATGTTGATTTGTTTAGCCCTACATTAACAGGTGGTCAAGATATCTTTATCTACCCAACTGAAGCGGTTAATAACTTAGACAACACTGGAATTGATTCTAACTACACTGCCACTTATTACCCTTGGGTATTAACAAGAGATAGTGTAAACAACACTCAAATCTATATCCCACCAACAGCTGAGGTAACAAGAAATTTAGCGTTGACAGATAATATCGCATTCCCTTGGTTCGCAGCGGCGGGTTACACTCGTGGTATTGTTAACTGTATCAAAGCTCGTAAGAAATTGACACAAGAAGATAGAGACATTCTTTACAACGGTAGAATTAACCCAATTGCAACCTTCTCTGATGTTGGTACAGTAATTTGGGGTAACAAAACTCTACAAGTAAGAGAATCGGCTCTTGATAGGATTAATGTTAGAAGATTGTTACTACAAGCTCGTAAATTGATTTCAGCAGTATCTGTAAGGTTATTGTTTGAACAAAACGACGCACAAGTAAGACAAGACTTCTTAAACGCTGTTAACCCAATATTAGACTCAATAAGAAGAGACCGTGGTTTATATGACTTCCGAGTTACAGTTTCATCAAATCCTGAGGATTTAGATAGAAATCAAATGACAGGTAAGATTTATATTAAACCTACAAGATCTCTTGAATTTATAGACATAACATTCTACATCACTCCAACAGGAGCATCGTTTGAGAATATTTAATGTGGTAAATAAAAAAGAAGAAGGGGGATCGAAAGTTCCCCTTTTTTTATTTATATGATATTTATTAATATGAATTATAAAAAAGTTGTTAAAGAAATAATTTCTGAAATTATCCAAGATCAGTTAAAACCAACAATGAAATATTACGCTTTTGACTGGGACGACAATCTTATGTATATGCCAACTAAAATTTATTTAAAAGATGAAGACGGTAATAGTGTTGGTATGTCAACGGAGGATTTTGCGGAATATAGGTCTGAAATTGGTAAAGAACCTTTCGAATATGAGGGATATACAATAGTTGGTTTTGATGATGATTCTTTCAGAGATTTTAGAGTCACAGGTGATAAACAATTTTTAACTGACGCTATGAAAGCCCCAACAGGTCCTGCATGGGATGACTTTGTTGAGGCGGTTAATAACGGGTCTATTTTTGCGATAGTTACGGCAAGAGGTCACACCCCAAGTGTTTTAAAAAATGCCGTTTATAATTTAATTAAAAAAAACAAACATGGTTTAAATCAACAAGAGTTGGTTAAAAATCTAAGAAAGTATAGAGATATTGCTGATGAGGAGGATATGACTGATGACGAACTTATAAAGACTTATTTAGAAATGTGTAAATGGCATCCTGTTAGTTTTGGTGAGGGATCCGCTGCGAATCCTGAGGAACTTAAAGTAAGTGCAATGAAACAGTTTATGGAATATGTTAGAACTTTATCACAAAAACTTCAAGAAAAAGCATATATGAAAAACAAAATTAGTAATTATTTTACACCATATATTGGTTTTTCAGATGATGACTTAAAGAATGTTCAAGCAATGAAGAAACATTTTGATAATGAAAGTGGATTAGATATTTATCATACAGGAGGAGGAAATAAAACTAAATTTTAACTAGTTCTAGTTCTAGTTAAGATATAATTTGAAAAATAATTGAAGTAAATAGAAAAATTTTTATTTCGCAGTATTTATAATAAAAAATAAAACAAAACAAAAATTAAAAAAAATAAGATATGGCTGATTTATTAATGAAAATGCCGATCCCTTACGAACCGAAAAGGGAGAACCGATGGATTTTGAGGTTTCCATCATCACTTGGTATTAATGAGTGGTATGTTGAGACGACATCAAGACCAAAACTTACAATTAACTCAACAGAGATTCAGTTTTTGAATACTTCAACATATGTTGCTGGTAGATTTACTTGGGGTGAATTACCCGTTACTTTCCGTGACCCAATTGGACCCTCTGCGTCTCAAGCGGTTATGGAATGGATTCGTCTATGTGCTGAGTCAGTTACAGGTCGTATGGGTTATGCTGCGGGTTACAAAAAGAATGTTGACCTTGAGATGTTGGACCCAACAGGAGTTGTTGTTGAGAAATGGATTTTAGAAGGAACTTACTTAACAGGATATGATGGGGGATCTTTATCGTATTCTACAGATGGTATCGCTAAGATTTCTGCCAATATGAGAATGGACCGTTGTATATTAGTTTACTAAAAAAAATAAAACATAACATTAAGACCTATTTACTTTACTAGTTATAGGTCTTTTTTATGTTTATAAAAAAAGAACTTTATATTATGGAACAAGACGCATATCAAGCTGGTCAAGCAGAATTTAATTTACCTCACGATGTAATACAACTACCTAGTCAAGGGGTATTTTACAAATCAAAAAAGAAATCTATAAAAGTTGGTTATTTAACCGCCGCTGACGAAAACATTATTGCAAATGCTGACTCAAGAAAGAGTATTCAAGAAAGTATTATAATCCCCCTTTTAAGAACTAAAGTTTATGAAAGAGATTTAAGACCTGAAGAAATGCTTGATGGTGATATTGAAGCGATTTTAATTTTTTTAAGAAACACTTCATTTGGTCCTGAATATACTATTAATGCTGTGGACCCTAAAACCGATGAGAGATTCAAAACAACAATCGTTTTAGATGAATTAAATTACAAAAAAACAAAGTTTGCACCTAACGAAGATGGTTTATTTGAAACCACACTTCCTGTGTCAGGAAAAAAAGTTAACTTAAAACTTCTTAGTTTAAAAGACAAACTTGATATCGAACAATTAATTAATTCATATCCTTCTGAAAGAACCGCACCAACCATCACCTCAAGACTTAACAAACACATTGTTTCAATTGAGGGTGATTCTGACAATTTAAAAATTTCAACATTCATTGAAACTCTCCCTATTGGGGATTCTAAATATATTAGAAGATTTATTTTAGATAATGAACCAAGATTAGACCTATCAAAAGAAGTAATCGCCCCGTCAGGAGAAAGAGTAATGGTCGACATTACTTTTGGGGTGGAATTTTTTCGGCCTTTCCTATCAATATAAGACAAGTTTATTAGACGAGTTTTATTATTTCTCTAGAATTTTTAGAACACAATATTCTGAGTTTATGTGTATGCCAACTTATGTTAGAAGGTATTTGATTGGTAAATATGTTGAGGAAACGAAAAAAACTTAATCAAATATTTATAAATAAAAGTTAAATGGCGGGTATAGATCCAAATTCATTAACCAAGAAGGATAAAGATGAGCTTATTGAGTTGATTACAAAACAAGACGCTAGAATCCAACAATTGGAAACAGACAAGAAACGCGGTAAAAATGATGTAAGTAACACAATTGAGGGTAGTGGTAAAGTTGTTAATGCTTTTGACCCTACATCTTTAGCGAATATTACAGGTGTAATGACAAGTATGAAGGATGCAATGCTTGGCGTAATTAACCTTACAGACTTTGCGGCATTTAAAGAATTAGACGAACTAAGTAATACAATACAACAAAATTTTGGTTTAGCCAGAGGAAGAGTTAGCGAATTTAAAACCGCAATTGCCGACGCAGCCCCTGAGTTGGCAAAAATGGGATATACTCAGGAAGAAACTACCGATTTAATTGCTGACTCAATGGACGGGTTAAAAACCTCAGCTTTGTTAAGTACCAAAACATTAACTGAAATGGGAGCAGTTTCAAAAGTCACAGGTATATCGGTTAAAGATTTAGCCCAAGATTTTAGAAGTGTCGGGATCTCAATGCAAGATGTTGGTAAAGAAATGAAAGGGGTTACTGACTATGCAAGAAGTGTTGGAATGTCAGTTAAATCAATTTCGACTGGAGTACAACAAAATATGGAAAAAATTAATTTGTATAATTTTGACAATGGTGTGCAAGGTTTAGCTAAGATGGCGGCCACTTCAGAAAGATTTGGAGTATCAATGGTCGATACCTTTAGAATAGCTGAAGATTTATTTTCACCTGAAAACGCAATTAATATGGCGGCAGGACTCCAAAGATTGGGGGTTGCGTCAAGTGCGTTATTGGATCCGCTAAGAGCTATGGATTTGGCTCAAAACGATCCTGAGGCACTACAAAAAGAAATACTTAATTTAAGTAAACAATTTTCAACATTCAACGAACAGACAGGAAAAATGGAAATTCTACCTGGAGCTCAAAGAAGAATGAGAGAAGTTGCAAAAGAATTAGGTATTAGTTCAGGTGAGTTTGCAAAAATGTCAATTCAAGCGGGTGACTTTGATAGAAAGTTAAAACAAATTAGAATGCCTTCATTGGCCGAAGGTGATGATGCAACTAAAGAATTAATTGCGTCTATGGCACAACTTGATTCTAGCGGAGTTGCAACAATCCAAGTCAAGGATATGGAGACAGGTCAGATAAAAGAGAAAAAAGTAGAAGAATTAACACCTGATGATATTGCCGATCTAAAAAAGGCAAACGAAGAATCTTCTCAATCTATTGAACAAATTGCAATTGACCAATTAGATATTACAAAACAAATTAATGCAACACTCCAAAGTGGTGAATTAATGGGAAAATTTGCTAGAGCAACATCACCAACCATGGAAAAACTAACCAACTTTGTTTCTGGTAGTTATAAAGATGTTGCAACAAAATTTAGAGATGAGTTAGGGACAACCCAAAGTTTGAGAGGTAAGTTTGAAGGAGTTGCGGGACCCACGGAAGATTTCTTTGTTGCTGCGATTGAAGGGAATACCGCCGCACAAACAAAGGCAATTGCGGATTTTACTAAGGGGGCAATTGACATAAAGGATAGTTTTTTAAATGCTTCTGAAAGTTTTGTTAGTGAACTAATGAAAAGTAGAACTGAGGATTTGAAAAAAACTTATAGTAGTGATTATAAAGCCACTAATCAAAATCAAACTATGACGGTTAAACATGAAGGTACGGTTATATTGAAAGGTGAGGGTGATCAGAAAGGATTTACGACTATGGATGGAGTTAATTATTTTAGTGACCCAACTAATCAAGTTATGACAAATAGTCTTTTAAATGGTGACGGCACTCCAAGCGCCGTGGTAGGTTCTAAAAATAAGTAGGTCTACACTAAACAAAAAAAACGCATAATATCTATTTATAGAATAAAGTAGTATGGCCGAAAGTTTTTTATCGTTTGGTAATTCAGAAACATTCCGAAAACAGTTATTGGTAAGAAATTTATCACCGTACAATGTGCCAGGAAGTTACAACTCTCCTGGTAACCCAATTAATTATGAAACTAATCTAACTGTTAGTAATGTTACGGACTCACCAAACAACTATGTTTCAACAAATTTATTTGCGTCTGATTTATATCCTTTAAATGAATTTGGACCTGAAGGTGGGTTTGGATCTCCTATTGGTGTAAATTTAACACCTGTTTTAGAACCAAATCAAGGTCCTTATTATCCTTTGACTTCGGGTCAAATGGAAGGACTACCATTAATCAACGAATTTTATATTGAGTCTGCGTATGTAACAAACAAATGGGGACCTTCAGGTGGCTATAAAGATTTAGTTATAATTACCGATACTTTCCTTACAAACCCAATATATCAACCTTTTTGGAATCCAGGGTATTATAACTATTCATCATATTCGTTATATAATGTTATTTTTCAAGACGACCCAATTGGTTCAAACGGGTCTTTATCTTCGGATAGTTACTTAGCAAAAATAGGAGCAACCCAACTTAAGTTTGCATTTGAAGAAAGGGTCGCACAAGAAATTAATCAGGCAACACTTGGTGTAATTAATTTAGATACCATAACGGATCCATTTACCGCTAGTTTATTAGCGTCAGGACAACAACCATTCTTTATAAGAGACTGGAGGATTACGGTACCTGAAAACCCATTGGCAAATGCGGTTAATTTAATAAACAGAATTACAGGAACATACTTTCCTGTATCATTTATACCGGGTGATTACTTTAATGAGAATTCGCCTTATGTAAATCCACAACAACAAAATGGTGCTTTAAACACTATTAACAATTTAACGGGTGGTTTATTATCACCCATATTAAATAAAACTAGAAATCCATCAGAAATTTTTGTTGCAAATTCAGGTAATGGTACAAGATCAACATTATTTGCCGCGTTAAATTATAACCTATATCGACCATCTTATAATATTGGTTTACTACAAGGTCTTTCGGCCTTGGCGAATGCGTTTGTTGATCAAGATAGTCCTGCGACTGGAACATATTATGTTGGTAGCCCAAATGCTGAACCAAGTTTAATTGATTCACCACCAAACCAAGTACCTGTTAATCAGTTTGGAGAACAACAAGCGACAATTGTTTATGGACCACAAGAACTTGGAATACTATATGAGGGTAATGAAAGTCAAATAAAATTTGGTCTTAAAGGTAAATCATATACTGACGGTGGGGGTATTACAGGACAATTAGTTTGGACTTCACCAAAATATAAAGGTAATGCAGGTTTTAGGGCAACACAAGGTGGTGGTGCGGGAAGTCTTGATGATGACTTTAATCAAATATCTGCAGATTACTTACAATATCAATCTGTTGACATTCCATTTAAACCGGGATCAATTTTATACAACACACAAAGATTAATTGAATCCGCAGATCAACTACAAGGTCAGGCTAGATTAAAACATGTTGGAACCGCAATCAATCAGGTTTCAAAAGTATTCAATGATGGATATAAAGAATTAACAAAAGGATCACAAGTTTTATCATATGTTAATCAGGCGGATGGAACACAAGCGGGATTAGAATACTGTAGAGTTTTCCAAAAAGACACTCCTTACTATACTTATGCTGACTTACAAAAATCTGACGGTATTACTAAAACAGGTCGTCAGTTTGATTATTCAGTTTTAGATAACACTTATAACTTGAACATTGCTCCTTTAAGGAACCCTGGATCAACAAATATAGTTGATAATAAAGTAAAAAAATATATGTTCTCTCTTGAGAACTTAGCTTGGAGAACTTCAGATAGACCTGGATTTACTTACGATGAATTACCAACATGTGAGAAAGGACCTAATGGTGGAAGAATTATGTGGTTCCCACCTTATAACTTAACATTCTCTGATGATTCACGACCTGAATTTAACCCAACAACATTCTTAGGTAGACCTGAACCAATATATACCTACAAAAATACTAGTAGAAGTGGACAATTAAGTTGGACAATCATTGTTGATAATCCGGCCATGATGAATACGATCATTGAAAAACAAATGAAGGGGGCTAATAAAGATAGAGTACAAAGTATTATTGATTCATTTTTTGCGGGTTGTATGAAGTATGATTTATATGAATTGGCGGCAAAGTTTAATACAATACCTTCTAAAGATTTATATACTTACCAACAAATTTTAAATAACCCACGATTAACTTCCGAGGAACAAATTCAAGTTCTACAAAGTATTCCTGTTAATAACGAAGGTGGTAATGAAGGTAAGTCTTCAGGTGCCGACAATACTTCAAATTCTACCGCAACTGGAAATCAAGAAGCCCAAAACCCACAACCTGAAACTGTTGATTTGACATCAAAATACGAAGGATACGGTTTTTACTTCCATAATGATATACCAAAAGGAAATCCGGCACCTACGGCTGCTAGTCCATATAATGTTTATTATAATGAATATTTAGGTTTACAAAATGGACCTTATAAATTAGAGGCACCACAAAAAGTTATATCAGGTACTGATGTATTTTCAGGATCGGGAGTTCAGAATTTCTTTAATGAAGTGGTTATAGGTAACTTTAATTATATTTCAACAGAGTTATTAAAACAAATTGAAGATATTTTGGTCAATCAAAATGGTAAGATTGACATTGAAATGATAGGTTCTGCCTCAGCAATTGCGTCGGTATCGTATAATCGACTCCTCTCTGAAAGAAGAAATAATTCAGTTCTTAAATGGTTTTTACAACAACCACTTTCAGGAGGAACAACAATTCAAAAATATTATGACGATAAAAAGTTTAATATTGTATTAAACCCTAATGGTGAAGAAATTGTAATAGCTAAAACAAGAGAAGAGGCTTCGGCAACTACAACAACAACTGATGTTAGTGTTAATAACGCACAAGGTGGAAATATTTTAACGGCTAGTGTTAATTGTAGAAATAATGTTAAAGACGCGACTTCTAACCCACCAAAAGTGACCACACAGGCTGAATGGTATAGTGTTCCGGCAATGGCATGTAGAAGGGTTGCAATAAGTAAAATTGTTGCGACAGTACAGAAGAAACCTGAAGACCCCATTATTACACCACGAGTAGTAATTGACACAACTACTAACAACCCACAAAATATTTTAACGGGGATTACCCAAAGTATTAAACCTGAACCTAAAATTACGGTTCAACAAAAATTAAAAGAAGGTATTTCTAAAAAAATATTAAGAAATTTATTTACGGAATGTGATTATTTTGAGGTTATTAAAGAAACCGATCCAATGATCTACGATACTATTAAAGATAGAATTAAATTCTTTAGTCCGGCATTCCACTCAATGACACCTGAAGGTTTAAATGCTAGATTAACATTTTTACATCAGTGTACGAGACCTGGCCAAACAATTCCTATTATTGGACCTGACGGTAGACCAAAATATAATGATGCATTAAATACTTCATTTGGGGCACCACCGGTTTTAGTTTTAAGAATTGGTGACTTCTTCAATACTAAAATTATACCAACCTCATTAGGGCTTACATTTGAAGGTTTAGATTTAAACCCTGAAGGTATTGGAATACAACCAATGTTGGCCAAAGTAAGTATGGGGTTCAATATTATTGGAGGTATGGGACTTAAAGAACCTGTACAACAATTACAAAACGCACTTTCATTTAATTTTTATGCGAATACAGAAATTTATGATGAAAGAGCGACCGCGACTGAAGACACAAGTAAATTAGATCAATATGTTGTAAATAAAATAACAGGAGGACTACCACCTGTTAGTCAACAACAGGTTAATCAAATTAATAGCGTACAACCACAAAAAGGTGGAGACACAGTTGGTACCGTAGTTGATGGTACTACTATGGACTATGCGGGGATATATACTGAGTTAGAAGGAAAATTACAAGAATATTTTAAAGCCTATAGTGATATGTTGAGTAAAACAACATTAGATTACTCATATGGCGCAACTCTAATTTCTATGAAAAATAACAACTACACCAAAGGAGAACTTGGTGGATACATAAGCCAGGCGGTTGATACTGTGATTTATGGTAAGTCTAATGAGTATCAAAATTTTGCTGATGATTTATATGGTGAAGTTGTGAAAGATATAAACCAAGGTGATAATCCTATTCTTTATGCCGCAATAAACAGATCGGGTGGTATAACTGGAAAACAAAAAAGAGAGTTAGAAGAAAAATTAAAAACCCAAGTTTCTATAGGTAAGGGGGAGATATTAAACTCAATAACTAACAACACGACTAACATAGTTTCTGTGGAAAATGAATTAAACTATATTTTTAGACAGTTAGATGTGGTGTCATCAAAATTAGACGGAAGGTTACAAGGAACAAACGAACCATTATTATATGACTTAAGTGGGGATACATTCTTCAGTGTAAACGAAAATAGCGGATCTATTATAGATGTACTCACATTTAAAGTGAAAAATATTATTGAAAGTTTTAATGGTTTAATTTACGCTAGAGGATTTACAGGTGATTACTTTAAGAAAAGTAACTCTACTATTGATAATGGAAGTGGTTGTTCGTCTGTTGTTGTTGGGTTAAACCAATCTTTCTTTGTTGATTGTCCTACTAATAGATATTACACTCTTATGTCGCCATTCTTCTTAACTGAAAATAAATTTCAAACAATGGTTAATGAGTTGACAAGCGGTAATGAAGTTAAAGGTGATACTAATTTGGTTGATCTTATTAAAAGTACATGTGAAAATTTAAAAAACACACAATTCGCACCGTTCAAAACTTATTGGGAGGGAGAATTGAAAAAGTTAATCGACGACCCAATTTATATTCAAGCCTCAACTTGGAAAGTACCTGATAACACAGTAAAAACTTGTGGTTATCAAATTCCGGCTGAAGGTAACTTAAATGTAAAAACTAAGAGAATTAAAGACTTATATTCAAAAAATAACTTGAATGAACAAAAACAAACATTCAACGGAAAAGTAACATTAAATTAATTATGGGATATCAATATTGGAATAGGTATTCGGATTTTTTGATCAATGGTGAACAAACTGTTGTACCGTATGTACAATTGCCCTCAAAATCATCCGACAAAAATTACATCTATATTGTTGGACAATCTAGATTAGATAAAGTGTCGCAACTTTATTATAACACACCGTACTTTGGATGGTTGATACAAGCGGCAAATCCCCAATATTCGGGAGACGAATACTCAATCCCTGATGGGGCAGTCTTAACAATTCCATTTCCTTTAATTGCGTCTCTACAAGACTATAAAAATACATACGAAAACTATTTCTTCTATTATGGTAGGTGATCAAGAAAATATTTTAGTTGAACTTGATTATGATAACATTAGTTTAATTGACCCAAATAAAACTGTTGATGAACTTGGTAATGTTAGTGATAGATTAGTTAAACAAGAAAACTTAGTTTATTATGCTAATTTAGAGTGCAATGTTTTACCAAGAACAAAGTTAGCGGTTGGTACCGCTATGAACGACTCATTAAGAACTATATCTGTTAGTAAAATTAATTTTTTAAATCCGGGAAATAAAACATTCATGGATACAGGTTGGGCGGATGAACTAACGGGCAAGGATACTCTTTCAGGTCAAGGTGTGAATCAACCAAAACAAACCTCGGTTAAAAATCCAAATAGGTCTGACGATTATTATATGACACAAAACCTTTGGTCTAATGGTACACCAGGGGCAGTAGATAATGGTTTGTTAGGTATGAAAGCCATTAGGGTATCAATTGGTACAGATTTTTTACCTGTAATTGATGTCGATTTAGAAGATGTTAAAGGTAGAGCCTTATTTGAAGGTGGAAACAACTCGCCATATGCCGCGTTTTTCCAATTACCATACCCACAATTCACATTAACCTTAAAAGGATACTATGGGAAAGCAATTAAGTTTCCTATAATGTTACAATCATTTACATCAACATTTGACCCATCAACACACAACTTTCAAATTAAGTTAAAGTTTTACGGGTACAAATATACTTTGTTGTCTTATGTAAATTTTGGAGCGTTAATGGCGGTTCCTCAAATGTATAAAAGTACAATTACTACAACGCCTGTAGTTAAACAACAAGGTAATATTATATCTGGTTCTGACTCTGTCACCGCACCACAAACTGTGAGTAGAGGATATCAAAAAATGAAAGAGATTTATTCTGATTATAAATCTAAAGGTCTTATTCCTGATAACTTTCCTGAGATAACATTACTACAATTAAAATATAGATTACAAAACTTTATAACAGATGTTTTAGCTCAATTTGAAAAGGAAAACATGGGCCTTCTTACAGACATGACGCTCTTTACAAACAATCTTTTAACCTACCAACAAATTATATTTCTATATGGAAATGGATCATGGTTTTCAACTAACATGGATAGAGAAAGTCCCATTGTGTTAAAAACAAAAGAAAACACATTTGTTTTTAAGGAAGTACTAGACTTAGAAAAAAGAGGTATTGCAGAGGCAAAACTTCAAGGAGACATACAACAATATAATGACATCTTAGGTCAGAACAGTATTTTTGGGATTAATGGTAGTTACACAATTGGTGGTATAAAAACTAAGTCAGACATACCCTCAAATATTTCGGGAGGAACACTACAAAAACAAGT